GTCTCTGTCCTTGAGTATACTCTCCCGAACGGAGAGCGTCAACCCATGCTTTCTTGATTTCAGAATTCATTGCTTTCCTCCTGTGGAATGTTAGCGAGAGCATCATGGAGCATGATTTCAAATGCGAGGTTCATGTTACCTCCCACTATCCGAATACAATCTCTCCGAATAGTGCACACTGTAGGAACACATCACCTGTGATTGCATCGTCGTTCTCGTTAATCCAATCTGCGAAGTGCTTCGGATACTTTGTAGCCATTAGCTTGAGCCCATCAATTGCAGTGTCTCGTGTGAGCCACCACTCTTGCACACCACCGGGACCGCGTTCTCCCTTAATAGGTGTGTCCAATTCGTCAGGCTCAATCAACTTGATGCACAGCTTGCCGCCTTTCATCGGCTCATCTACAATGAACTCAGCACCGTTTCGCACACTACGTTCTAGGTCGCACCAATACCAGTAGTTACTTCCACCTTCAAGTGCGGTTGTGATAAGGTCAGTGACTCTCTCATCATCCACATGATATGTAACTAGTGCAGTGAAGGAAGGCATGATACCTCCGTTTCGCGTTGTGCTTGAATGTAACCGCGTGTGTATTCTTCGCAGTATCGGTTAGAGTGTTCGCCAATGGTGAGCATGGAGCGAGTGCCTAGTAACTTATCAGCAGCGCCCGCTTTCCAGCCAGCGATGCGTGCTAAGACTAACTCATTGGGTGTGTGCATGTCAAGCGTCCCTCGCGCCGTCGAGTGTGCAGCCACAGACTTCGCACTTGTACATCTCAGGGTCGTCATCATAGTCAGGGTGCTCGCAATCGTAGCCGAAGCAGTTACCCCTACCGTCCGGTCCATCACCCTTGTGACCATGCACGAAGTATGCCACATCCTCAGTAGGGAAGTGACGTTTGCAGTAGTCAATGGGATTGGATTGGCTGTCATAGATTCTAGGCATCGTCCATTCCTCCATCGCGCCAGTCATAGATTGTGTCATCACAGTGAGCGCATTTTGTGATTGATTCTAGGTCAGGTTCATGGCATCCATTCCATCCCTGATATTCAATGCCGTGCTTTTCACAGTATGCTCTATGACAGTAGTCAGAGCATAGGGGGATTGCGTCTACAAGTTCCCCATTATCATCTTCAATCAGGCACTCATGCATTAGTCACTCTCCATTAGAGATTGAATCGCAACCTCTAATCTCAGTTTCTCAGTGAATGCATCATTCGCTGTGACACATGCTGCATCATATTGTGCGAGCAGTGATGAGAGCCGCGCACGTTTGGTAGGTTCAGGATTAGGCATTAGCTCCACCCCATTTCCATTGCGATGTGGTTAATCTCAGTCTGTGCAATGTAGTGACAGCCTACTCGGATTGCACGCTCCGTAATGTGTGTCAGTGTCCAGTGTCCGAGTCTCATTGACCCGATGAAGGCACCGGTCCAGCCGCCCGCATTATGGTCTATGTATGTTCCATCGTATGTGAATCCCATTTCGGAGTAACTACCACGGATGAACCTATACATTTTGTGCGCATCCTCTATGCTTATCTCAGCACCGAGGGAGGTTTCAATCATACCCTTGTCACGTTGCACTCGCAACATTGCAGAACCATTCTCCAATGTTTGTGCATCGTAAGGCAAGGTTACATATTGTCCAGCGCGCCATGCTGCGATTTTCTCAGCAGCATTCAATCTAGCTGTTCGCCTGAACTCCGCATTGATACGCTCGCGTTCCGCTTCCCTAATCCGCCGCGCTTGCTCTTTCATTGTGCGCTTCCACACTTGCGCAGGTTGGTTTTGTCGCTTCAAGCGCTTAGCACGATTGTCTAGGATGCGTGACAAGTCTACAGCAGTGTCAATGTTGGGTGTGCGCAATGTGAATGCTTGCGCGTAATCGTTAGCAGGCTTTGCAGCATCTAGCAACATATCCTGATAACTTGTGTATGGTTCACTTACCATACGGATGATGCTGCCCACACGCGCATTGTATTCTGTCTCAAGTGCAGACAGATTGCGCTCATGTTCCTCAGGACGCAAGGGACCGTCAAAGTATGCATCTCCGAGGGTTTCAACCCGAATGTAGTTTCCTTCCCATGCTCGGATTGCGCGTCCAATGTGTTGCCGCGTTGTCACACTGTAGTTTCGATTAGTGACAAGCATGATGTTGCCGCAGATTGCAGCAGGCACAATCCGTGCGATGCGTGCAGCGTAGGACTTCAGCGTATCACCAGAGAATGAGATGCTATGATTACTGTTGCGCCCCCAATCTTGGGTTTGCTGACAGTAAACGTGCATCGTCATATCGTTTGTGAATACTCGGCGCATTGCATCCTCCGTATTAGAAGCGTGCGATTATGTGCTTCGCATCATCCCTAATATCTTTATAGCGCATTCCCAAATCTTGCATGCATTCGAGCGCTTCATCTTCCATTTGCACTAGCACGCAACCTTCGGCGAGAGAGAATGTCTCACCATCGTTCAGAATGATTACTAGGTTTTTCATGTTTTCTCCATTGTGTTAGGTGGAGCGGGCGCACTACCGTTGCCGTTAGGACTCATTACGGATGCGGGCTTTTGCGCCCTGCCGTTGCCATTAGGACTTATTGCGGATTCGTGCGCCCACCCATTATCGCGGAAGGTATTGCATGAGTCTAGAGATTGTGTCAATCGCACTTGCGATTAGTGCACAGCCGATAGCGCAGGCGATGAGGCTCGCATTGCGTTTCATATCACACAACCTTTCTTGCTTGTGTTATGCACGCATGCTTCCATGCGCGCCATGCTCTCCGTGCGGAAGTTAGTGTGCGGTATACGTTCCACACGATACGTTTTCCAGAGTCAAAATCATGCGCGCGAACATGAAAGACTCCGTGCTCATGCCATAGTGTCACGCGCGTATTGTTTGACTCTGCGATTTGCACACACCCGCAAGTTAGTGCATAGTGTGTTTCCCTCGTGCATTTCATTATACAGCCTTGTCAGGGTTAGCGTCAAGGTAGCGTTGAATCTCGTTTGCGCGTGCGGTAAACTCTGCACGCTTTTTCTTGCTGGTAGCTTCACTCGCAGCTTGCTTGAAAAACTTCAGCAGTGACGGCCAGTGCGGTTCCAACGTTACATATTCCATTGTGTGTGTCCTTTCAAGTGTGCGCGTGCTCGGGGATTTTCGCTAGTTGTGCCCGATAGTTGTTATCAGCCACACGCGCACACTCTGGAATGTGTCAGGCTGCTTTCTTCGCAGGCTTCGCAGGTTCAGCAGACTCCGTGAACAGTGCCGCGTTGATAGCGTCCACAACCTCGGACACTTTCGCAGACTCCACTACGATTGACCGCGTGATGTTTTCCTTACCAGCGGTCGCAGCGTCGCAGCGTGAAACGTAAATCCGAATGCGGGAAGTCTCATCCGTGGTACGCGATGCGCCAACCTGCGCGCGTTCAAACTTCGGCATTGTGATAACCTCCGATTGCGGTTTCGCGCTTATGCGCTTAGCCTATTCTGTAGGCTTCGTCAGGCTTACTATTGAAGTAAGCGACCGCGAGGGAGTGCGCAACGCTAATCTCTGACAGGCGCGAACCTTCGTTCACGGACTGCGCGCGATTGGCGTTGCACACTCTCACTCTCGCACGGTTGCCAGCCGTGCACCACTCACACTTGACCGGTTGCCGGAGCGCCTTGCATGTTCTGTCATGCTTACCACAAGGGAGATATCCCACAGTGGACGCAATCCCGCCGGGTTTAATGTGCCCTATTATGTGCACGCTTCGCGCATCGCACTCCACCCGTGCACGATTCCGAATGAGTGAATCACGGAACGCTGCGCACGCTTGTGCGTTGTACGCTCTTGCGCATGCTGTCGTGGTACAGGTTGCGTCAACGTGCTTTCGCACTCTCGCGCCACTGGTGCCGTCTGGTGGCTCGCCTGCCCGTCTCGGCTGCCGCGTGCGTCGCGCCACTCGGAGAGTGACGGCCGGTTGCGGCGGCACTGATAGGTAGTGCACGCGCCGTGCCACGGCATTACTGACCGGCCGGAATCGCGTAACCTCATGCACGCCAACGAGTTACGCGACCGTTGCGTTTTGCCATTATGGCACGGGGGGTCGAAAGCGTTGCAATATTGGGTTGCATGGCGTGCAAAGTGCGGATTCCGCCCCACGGGTGCATTTGACAAAGGTTTGACGCGCAGCGCTTGCATGTTGGCACGATGCTTGCTACACTTGATGCTCCATCCCGCATTGTCGCAATATGCAACGCGGGCATTGCAGAATGCGAATCCGCCAGAACCGTGCAAGTTGCACACACGATAGTGAGACACTAGTATCATGCGGCCCGCACAGGGCACAGGTGGCACGCACACGCACGCTACGAGGCACGCTGAGCAGGCCACCCCTATCAACCCCCCATGAATCACAGGGAGGGGGGAGAAGGGTGGGTACCACCCAAAAGGACACCCCTATGCCAAATAAGCCCTTACAAGGGTGGCAGCGCGAGGCTGCTCGGAATTACCTAATTAAGAATCAGGACGCCAGCATCGCAGAGGCAGCGAAGGCTACCAACATGGGCGTGAGAACCATCGCACGAGCGCGCAAGCAACTCGTTGACGAAGGTGTTCTCCCCGGTGGCCGTAATAGCGCACCCGCTCCCGAGTCCCCTTCCTCGTCGGATGAGCCGGAAGTCGCCGCTGCCCCTACGAAAGCTGGCAAGCAAAATAATCTCCTTGATGCAAAAGCCTTGGACGAACTATCCAAGATGCTCGATACCATTGACGAGAATGAAGACGACATTGAATCACAGAAATTGATGCTTCGCCAAGTCAAGCGCATGGCGTTTGATTTGCGTTTGCATCCCGACACCCGAATGTCGGCGATGACACTTTGGAATAAGCTGCGTGACATGACTGCTACGCGCTCCCTCGGTCCGGGTAAACCCCTAACCGAAGCGGACGCGATGGAAAGACTCGTCATGCTAGCTAAAGCTGTCGGCGCTGAACTTTGGGTCAAAGCAACTTACAAAGCATTTGGGGTCGCTGATGAAGGGAAAGTATCCTCTGAACAAGCAGAAGTTGAACGCAGCCCTGCTTCAACTCCTAGCTCACCCGGAAGTACGCCTAACGTATCAACCGATGGTAGCCCAACAGGGATTTAATCATTGGGACGAGATTCATCCACCAACAAACATTCGAATCAAAGTAGACGCTAATCAGCAAACAGGAGTGCTCGACCACATCTCCACAGTCGTGCACGAACTAATCCACACAGTCATCCTTCCTGTCTTACTCGGCTGGTTTACGGACGACCTAGAAGAAGTAATAGTTCTTGCCCTAGACGCGACAATGCTTGAATACATTCGGAAGTCTCCTGCACGTCTTTCTAAATGGACAGAACTCATCAACACCAAACTACAGGAGGCTGACCGTGAGGCGTAATGCCACGACCCGAAGTACATCTCACGCTCGCCAACAACGGACACATTCACTCAACTGATTGTTGGTGTGAGCCGAATCGAATCTACTGGTACACGAACGACAAAAATGTAACTATGCTAGTCGTAGAGCATAACGATGACCAACTTCAAAACCGACTTGTCATCGTCAACAACCGCGAAGCCATCCAAGATTGGGTGACGCGCATTCTCTCCCTAAAGGAAAACCAATGAGCACACTCTCATCTTCATGTCGCAACTGCGGCGAACCCAAACTGATTACCCAATTCGCTGACCTCTACTGCGTTAACTGCACTTCCATTAAGAAGGAAGCAGAGGAAGCAGCACCCGAGGGAACTCCCATTGACGAAAGGCTTCGCCTTGGTAAGACGGCACTTTCGCAACGAGCCCATACAGCTTTCAAGGGCTGGAAGAATCCCAAGGACTTCAATCAAAATATGCGAGGCAATGTACTTCCGTAGTTCAGGAGTAGAACACGGGACTCTTAATCCCGGTGTCGTGGGTGCGAATCCTACCGGAAGTACCAATTTGGGCGTGAACCAAAAACCTATCAAAACCGGGCGGCAAACCGGGTTCCACAGACCGAGGCTGAAGCGACTGCTAATCGCGGAGACGTAAGTCTCTAAGTACAGAAGGTGGTGAAACAAGGCTTCGGCGAGGTTTGAAAGGTACACGCCGCCAACACGCCCATACATAGGGGAGTAGCGCAGTCTGGTCAGCGTGGCTGCTTTGGAAGCAGCGGGTCGCAGGTTCGAATCCTGCCTCTCCTACCATTTTTATTGCGGGTTAGCTCAGCAGCAGAGCAGGTGGCTCATAACCACAAGGTCATGGGTGCAAGTCCCATACTCCGCTACCAACAGGCTGCCCTGTAAAATCTCACAAGGTTTCCGCATCGTCGGTTGGGGCAGCAAGTTTCATCTATCGCACTATAGCTCAACGGCAGAGCAGGTGGCTTTGACCCACCCCGTATAGGTTCAAATCCTATTAGTGCAGCCATTTAACTGAAAGGAGCTTCACAATGTTCGGAATCAAGCGCAACGTTCGTACTCGTCTTCAGCAGTATCTCAATCAGGTTCGCCCATGGGCTGTAGGTAAGTGGGACCGTGGCTGGTACTCAGCCGACTTTCTTCCTAAGGAAGTTAAGATGGAGCGTCTTAATCCCGCTGCTGTCATCTTCCCTGTTCCAACGATGCCTGCTCTCTCCGGCTTCGATAAGTTCTTCTTATCCGATGAGCAGTGGCGCTTAGTTATGAACTTCCAGCACTCAGTATCCAATTTCAACGCAATGCTGGAAGCCCTGAACCGTACTCCTGTGAAGGATAAGGAAACTCGTTACAAGCTCATCACTGCCCTTCATGTCGGCTGCATCGGCACTAATGGTACTGGTGGCTTACTCGATTCCTTTAAGATGTTACAGCGCAGCCTCGTGGCGTAATAGAAGCCGCGCCTGCCTTAGAAGCAGGTGTCTTTAAGACGTGCAGGTGCAAGTCCTGTCGAGGTTACATTGATGCGCTTGGCCGACGCATGTAAAATATATCGGCTCACCATTTTTGGAAAGACTATCATTGGCGTGAGATACCGTCTTGAAAACGGCTGGCCCACGGGCTTTAGGGTTCGACTCCCTATCTTTCCTCCATTTCCCCTTATAGCTCAGCGGATTAGAGCAATTCGCTACGAACGAATAGGCCGCAGGTTCAAGTCCTGCTGAGGGGTCCATTTTTGCGGTTATGGCAGAGTAGTTATGCTCTAGTCTACCAAACTAGCTATGTGAGTGCGATTCTCACTAACCGCTCCATTTGCCATATTAGCTCAGACAGAAGAGCACCTGCCTTGTAAGCTGGTGGTCGCGGGTGCAACTCCTGCATATGGCTCCATTGTGACTAAACGTGAAGAGTGGAACGGGAAGCCTGTGAAGCTTCTTTAGTGGGCGCGACTCCCACTAGTCACCCCAAGGAACCCCATGAAGTTTGACTGGAACTTAGAAGCTGAGCGCGACCTATGGCGCGCAATCTGTGCCCCGAAGTCATGGCACACAAGCGAGGGAACTACTCACCCTCGGTCGCTTTACTGGTTCCTCAACGTAGCATGGGGAGCCAAGTTCTTCTTGCGCTCACATCCTGAACAGCCCCAATGGCTCTACGACCCAATCCACGAGCCTTACGCTGTCTGGCTACAAACACATTTACTCGCTTGGAAGAAACACGCACTCTCTGGTAAGCCCGGTCGCTACCACATTGCGTCGGTCCTCCCGCGAGGCTATGGTAAAACGGTATCAGCTACAAAAGCCGGTTCTCTCTGGTCACACCTAGACGAGCCAGACATGACGACCCTGATTTGTTCTGCTACCGCTGATTTATCCCGTGACATTCTAGAAGCCGTTGCTTCAGTCGTCTCCGGCAACGACCCTGACTCTTGGTTCGTCTGGCTCTACGGCGATTGGAAGAAAGGTGCGCGCACATGGAAGCCGCGCGAAGCTCTAGTCTCTGGCTATCGCAAGGCCGGTAACATCTCTGAATCCACCTATGATATCTCCGCTACCGATATCGGTATGACCGGATATCACCACCGTCAACACTGGTGGGATGACCCTTTAATTGCTAACAAAATCCGCGAAGGCCGTGATGCTTACCTCCGTTCTGCACATACTGCTGTTAACGCATCTTACAATGCGCTCCTTACAAACGGGCTCATGGCCCTTACGCTCACCCGCTACTTGGACGACGACATTGCCGGACGGCACTTCCGTGAAGAAGGTATCTCTACTTGGACCGGAATGCCCTGCCCCCACATGGCCTTATTCGATAAGGTCGAATTCGGAGCAGGAATCTGGCACGTCTTCTTCTATCAAACTGAAGATGAACTAACAGGCGAACCCACTCACCCTATTCTCTGGACGAAGCAAGCCATTAAAGAGGCCAAGTCCCGTGACCCGGAAGACTTCTCCTGTCAGCAGCAAAACAACCCCGGCTCGGGCGAACGTGCTCCCCTAGTCGAAGCCCAACTCCCCTACCTCTACATGACGTATGAGGACTTCCATTGGCAACGCCAAATCGAATGGGCGACCATTCACATTGACACTGCCTTTAAGACAAAAGAAAATGTTCGAACAGGTGATGACTCTGCTATCGTGGTATGGCTTAAAGATGCTACTGGAACTGGGATTCTTTATCTTGATACTGAGTTGTGTCGTTCTTCTAACGAATGGCGTGAAGAAGACTTCAACAAAGAGTTAATCAAAGTATGTCTAAACCTTCGTCGTCGCGGAATCTTCATTCGCGCAATCACAGACGAGATGGAACCGGGTGGCAAGGCGGGTTCTTACAAGAACCGCCTATTGGGTATTCTTCGCTCAGCAGGCTTCAACATGGGCGAGGACCAATTCATTCAGTTGAATCGTACATCAAACAAGCGCGCCCGTATTCGTACCGCAGCGGGCCATTGGGCTGAAGGCTACGTTCGCATCCTCCTTAACAAGCAAAACGGCGAATGGCACCTCAATCCCACAATCCGTAAACTCTTCTCGCAAATCCTCCGCATTGACGTGGTATCTCACGAAGACCTTGCGGACGCTGCGACTGACGGCTTCATTCGTGAGTTATGGGCACCTCCAACTTCCAACCCCGGCATTCCGGGAGGCGAGGGAGCTACACCCCTTCGTCCTTGGGACACGGATTTAAAGGATATTGGTCGTGGTCCCACTAATGAAGAAGTTCGTCAATTAGATATCGAACGACAAGAACTCTTAGATGAAGGTTACTTATCCCCCGGCCACGGGTGGGACGAAGACTATTCACTCCCACGCGAGCCCGTATGAGGCAACATGGCTCTACCAGCTAACATCCAAACACAACTTAATGCTCTCAACGCTGCTGTTAACCGCCTTCTCGATGACAGAGGGCGGATTAACGCATACTTTGAGGATGGCCTTGGCGCTTCAATCTTCTCTCTTCTTACTGTCCAAAATCAAACAATCGTCAAAAATGCTCTCATCGCGGACATGACGATTGCTGCAAATGAAATTGATGCTGTAATCGTGGCACTCAACGCACTAGGACAAAACCCCTGAAAGGAAAGCTTCCATGAAGCTGACTATTGAATACGACAATGGAAAAACAGAAGTCTTCCAAGACCTTACCGATATTTACGTTGCTTATCGAGCACTTAAAAGCGTTGGGAACGGTGACACTCTTCTGCGTGGAGTTCCTGAAATTCGTTCATTCTCATGGGGCAGCTTTCTTAGAGACATTACGAAAGAAGTCCAACAATCCCTAATCGAACTACAAGATGAATTACGCAAACAACGGGAGAAACAAAAATGACACCTTTTGAAGAAGGCGGTGGTGGTGAAGGCGGTGGTGGTGGTGCACTTGTTATTAATTTTGGCGGTGTCACTTATCAAGGAGCTACACCGGGTGGACCCGAAGGTTCTGGTGACTATCTAGTTACTTTTAATCATAGCGGTAGTTCTCCTACACCGCATACGATTACTTTTATGATTCGGTGCACCCATTGTGGAATTAATGGTGTTTCTGGTCCACATGAATTTACCATTGTTGGCACACCTGATATCCCCGTGGAAGGATTCTTCCAAGTTGTTATCAGTGGAAATCCCCTGTCTAATCCAAAAGTTAATTTCAGTAACTTTTTAGGGGATGAAGGAACACCCATTGTACGTGATATCAATGATACTGCAATTCCTGCTGAGTATGGGACACCTCAAGTTATTTTCCTAAATAACTACTAAGAAATACCGGAGTACCTATGGCGGTAGCCGCTAACATCTGCGTCGCATGGCCCTCAACTGCTGCATCCATTCCTGCTGGATGGTCGCGCGAAACATCACTTGATGCGCGCTATATCCTCGGCGCAGGAACAGGGGCCGACACTGACCTTAGCACCGACCGAGGGAACCTCACTCACTCCCACACCTCACCATCTCACACGCCTCTACAAAATTCACACACGCACGAAGTTTTGGGGCATGAGGGTGGTTCAAGCGTATCTATCCTTGGCGGTCCACCTCCTACGGGCGGTTCGGCACAGGAAGTTAATCACTTTCACTCTGGTTTCACAACTGGTGCGGGAACTGGTACAAACAACGGTATTGCAATCACAGTTGATACAACATCAAATGACCTTGCCTACACTGAAGTGATTTGGATTAAGAGTGATGGTTCACCACTTACGCTTCCCTCGGGCTGCTACGCATGGTTTGAATCGGATTCCCTGCCTGCGGGCTGGTCGCGTGTAAAGGGTAACCGCTACCTCAAGGGAGCGGCGGCTGCTTCGAATCCTGCGGCAGACGGCGGTGCTAACACGCATACGCACACATCACCAGCCCACACGCACACACAGAACTCGCATCAACACACAGGAACATCGGGCGCTGGTGACTTTGCTATCGCTGACGGTGCAGGTGCTCAGGTTGCTTCTAGTAATTCTCACACCCACACGCTGACACTGAATGCAGATTTTTCTCCACCTACGAATCAATCAGTCACAACGACGATTAATTCCGGTGACCACGAACCTCCCTTCAAAAAGCTCAACATCGTCTCCGCCAGTTCCAATGACCTTCCTACGAACATCATTGCGCTCTGGCTCAGCACAAACGCTTCCATTCCATCCGGCTGGTTACGCTACACGGCTATGGATGCCAAATGGGCAAAGGGCGCAAATGCTAATGGCGAATCCGGCGTAACAACAGGCGGCTCATCACAGCACTTACACACAGCTTCAGACTGTCAGCCAACGCAAGACGCCCACTCGCACACTATTGCTGACGCTGGCGCGGTTGGAACGACAACCGGTTCAGCCAACGGATTTAATAGCCTTGCCGGTAATGGTCATACACATAGTGGGTGGGAAGCTGATGCCGTCACTGCAACCAATATTGCAATTGCTGTCACCATTGATAACTGTTCTGTTGATGCCGCTCTTCCTAAGCACCGCACTGTAATCTACATCTACTTCTCCGGCACGACACCTCCTGTCGAACCCGGACGAGTTTATTCATCATATTCAACTGGCCTCTTCTTCATCGGTGGACCGGAAGCTGAAATCCTTCCCGAAGCCGCGAAGAAGATTGCACAAGGCGACTTACGCTTTGTCCCAAATAGGAACTAACATGGCACGTAAATCAAAGTATCTCATGGTACGTCTCCTTGGGACAGGCTTAAATGAAGTTCTCCTTGTCAAGTCCCACGAGATTATCCCCTACCCCGCCAGCACATACCACAAGTTTGTGTTCCCCAACGATTGCATCATCCTCCGCAATGACTTCGGTGTTTCCCAAGTGGTCCTCGATACTGTCGAACTCACCGAAGAAGAAGCTCTTGCGCGCATGAAGGCATACTAAGAAAGGATGCCTCATGGCAACCCGCATAGTCGTCTTTGATATTGAAACACGTAAACTAGCTAAAGACCTATCTCCCGATGATGAAGACTACGGTTGGGAACTTTTACGGAAAGGAAAGGGTGGAATCAGTGCACTCTGCATTTACGACTCTCTTGATAACTGGCTGTATTCCTACGATGATAACACTGCCGTCGCCGCCGCTCGCCACATCGAAGCAGCGGACATTGTTGTTGGATACTATTCTACACATTTCGACATACCAGTTCTCGAAGGAATCATCGGTAAAGCTCTCCGCGTTAAGCACCACTACGACCTCTATGTTGAACTCGCGCGAGGACATGCTGAACGCAATATGCGGACTCATCGCGGCGACTTAAAGCTCGACACCCTCTCACGTAAAAACTTAGGTCGCGGGAAGATTGACCATGGCGCAAACATCAAACAGCTAATCAAAGATGGACAGTGGGGAAAGATTTTCAACTACTGCTCAGACGACGTTCACCTGACCTACGACCTGTTTATCAAAGCAGCGAGGGACGGCGGACTTATTAATGCTAATGGCAAATATATGACACTGCCGATGCCCTCGTGGCTTAAATTAGGGTCATAGGAGAACTCATGGTTTCGGATGTTATTCAACGCGCAGTCGGCGCGGTAGCGTATCGTGAACAGATGGTGAATCTGGTCATTGACCATATGCGCTACAGCGAGCAACACTTCAATGCGATTCGTGCGCGGTGGCCCCGTCTCTATGACCTCTGGCGCGGCACATGGTCAGGACGCTTCCATCCCCACAAGAACAACGTGCACATCCCCCTAATCTTCTCGGCTGTATGGGCTGATGCCGCGCGCAAAGCCGCAACATCTCTAAATAACTATCCAACAGTCTCCTTCCTCGGTTACGGCCAAGATGACATGCCTACTGCGCGCAAGCGCGAGGCTCTAATCTCTGCACAAATGAAGGACGACAATCTGTTCTTAAAGCAAGTTGACCTTATCGTATCCGCTAATCTCTACGGCACAGCCGTCATGCAGGTTGGTTGGAAGCGCGATAAGCGTATGCGTGTCATCGAGCAAATTGACCGTATGCCTCTTTCCGGTAAGGTTGTCCGCTCACTCCGTAAGGGCGAAGTCGTCATGTTTGACGGCCCCCAAACAGAAGAGATTGACCTCCTAGACTTCTTCCCACAACCGGCCGTTAAGCGCTTACAGAACATGAAGTGGGTTGTTCGTCGTTACTTCCTCGACCTAGACGACGCACGTTATCTAGCCAGC